CGCCCAAACCCGCTGCAGTATCAGCAGCGTTTCCACCGGCTTTAATCCTGACAGTAGTGGCAGCAGTTAACCAAGGGAATAATCCACCCTGAGAAAGAACACCAGCCCATGAACCATTAGGTACGGATGGATTACGTCCAAACTTGTTAACAACACTGTGACCCGGCACCTCCCCCTTGGCTATTGCTAACCAATAGTCAGTTACTGACGGTGCTGGATAAACGTCAAGGCTCATTGGATTTTAGTCAGTTCAGACTCACCACCCTTATGCCAGTAACGCATGACCGTAAGTTGTCAGGATATACTGACCTGCCGTGTACACTCCGGTTGTTGCCGCCGTGTCAGCCTCTGTGATGTAGTAGTAATCATTTGCGGTTGTTGCTGGAACCAAGTTTTGAACACCTTGGCCTGCAACCATTGTTGAACCTGTGATTAACTTCACTGTACTTGCAGCACCGTCATACGCCAGTGCGGCACTCGCGTTGGTGGCGATATTAATGTTCTGGGTGATGGTCGCAGTACCGGTTGCGGCTTCAATACATGCCATGTGTGCCTTGAATATGATGCCGTTGGTCGCAACCACGTTCCTGCCGATATAGGCAGCACCACCGGCTGCAAGACCGATAACATCATTGGCTGCTGTACCCACGACACCGAGACCCGTAAGGTCGAATTTGATCTGCGTGATGATTACACCGTTTTCCGTCCATCTGGAGGTCTGCGGAGCGCCGAATGAGCTTGTGCCGATCGCGCCAACGCCATGTTCTGCTGCTGCTGCTGTATACGCTACATCGGCAACTAGTTCACCACTGGAATTAACGATGGTTGTTTCTGTTTCTGTACCAGAGACTGCCGCCACTGATACGGTTGAAAATCCATTCTTTGAACGGACTGGGCCTTCAAATGTAGTATTAGCCATTAAATTTTCCTCATATGCGAGTTAGGGTGTGTCAGTCTGCATATCGTCAGTCGGGGAACTGTCGGACACACTATGATTTTATAAGCCCCGTAACTTAGGGTGCATGCCAGAACTGACATGTTGTGGATAGTGTTAGTTTACTACTGACTTGTCATAAAGAAAAGCCCCAAAAGGGGCTTTCCTGTCACCTTGGAATAACTCAGGACGTACCTGAACTGCCGTAGATTCCCAGCGGATCAGAAACACCGAAGCTGTAACGCTCACGAGACTTATACCGTACATTACCGGTATCAAAGTCCCCGTCCATCGAATTTTTCAATGGTACACGCTCAAAATGCTTCAGACCATTCGGAATGTCGGTGGTCAAGAACCACGCATTCGGATCAGTCAGGTAATGGTTCACACCATACCCTTCTGGAATGGAACCGTTTGAACGGAGGGCATTAATGTCGTTGTCAGCCGTACCGACACGCCCTTCAGTCTCCAGCAACCGTGTAGCCACAAACTGCAACGCAGGCGGGATACAAAGCTTCCGAGGACGGGCAGCGATCAGAAGTCCACGCTCATCAGTCCATGCGGCGATATTAATCACAGCATCTTCCAGAGATGTTTCATTCAGATCGGCGGCAACACTTGGGATGTTGGCGTTTACACCACCACCCACGGTCGGGTGAGATGCGGAGAACAGATATACACCATCACCTGATTGGTAAGAGGTGAAACCATTGTTCAATAGCTCAGCACCTTTTACCTGCTTGGTATACGCCATGGCACGGGCCAAAGCCTTGGTATAACGGGCAGAGAGTTTATCATATAGATTATCCTCAATTGCCTCTTCAGTAATACTGAATCCCAATGCAATGGTTTCGTGATTGTAACGTGCCGTGAAACTTTCCTGCGCCGAATCATAAGTGATTGCAGAACCTTCATGTTTCACAGGAGCAGCGCCAAAACCGGACAGCTTCTGCTCTTCTTCAAAGGAACGCTCAGACCCTTCGGTCTCGTAAAGCATTTTGTGTTCCTCTTCGTACTTCTTGTACTCCAAACCAAACAAAGCATTTAGCCCCGGCAGGAGTTCTTTTAACATTTGCGCTCTTGAAATAGCCATAAGTTATACTCCTTATACGCCGAGGATGGTCAGATAAGCATGCTTACCCGGCAGCCAAGTAACATGGGCTTCAGTATATGCATCGCCTGCTGTAACAAGCTCTAAAATCCTGAAGGGGAGTGTATTGGTTGTAGCTGCAGAACTGCCATCTAACGCATTTCTGCTGCGACCAATAGCTGCAGTGCCAGCGGTTGAAACGCCGGAGCAATTCAAACCAACCTTAGTGGCAGCAAGTGACTCATCCGCCTGCATCTTGAAGACGAGGAACGGATCATCCGCTACATAAGCCACTGCATCTGTTGCCGCGTTAGCAGCAGGCCAATACTGTGAATATGTAGGTTGTTTGGTGGTTGGGTCAGTGTAAAAACAGCCCATAAAAATACCCACCGTACCCGCAGGAACAGAGGTAGTAATAGCTGATTTCGATACCGTACCACCCGATATCAATTTGACGAAATCGCCATAAAAGATTGCCGTTGCTTCAGTTGTGACAATCGGGATATGGCGCACTTTACCGGTAAATGAACCACTGGAACTTAGAGTTCCGATAGGCTCAGCACCGTAAGGGGTAGCTGCTGTAGACATACTAATATCCTTTTAATGATTGATTAAAGGCTACCCTTAACACGTTAAGGATTAGCCGCTCTTGTGTCCAAATTTACTGCGCGTGGTGCTTCTCTCAGGAGTAAGTAGAGGCATCCTCGGATCATTAGTTTTCAAGAAGGTATTATCAACAGCGTTCATCTGGCCTTGTGCCAGTTTTTCGTAATACTCCCGGCGGTGTTGCATATCAGCGGCTGGTGCTTTACATAGCAACAAACCTCCAATTTCAACATTACCTTCAAACCTGCTGTTGATATCAGACATAACCTGCAATTCTGGGTGATCTTCACCCCGTATCGGCACCCATCCCTCACGCAGGCGCTGGGAAACATTTGTGTTATCCGCATTGCCAAGTGATGATGTTCTTACCCAACGAAAGACATAGCCTTTCTCTGGATTTGGTACTGGAAGAATTGATGGTGGTTTGTATATCCCACCGGGTCTTGCCTGATCTTCGCGGGTGTCCTCTGTTGCCCGTGGTGTGCGCTTATCTTTTGCAGCCATGCTAGTTTCCTTTAATCAATTGTTTGGCGTACTGCTCAATAGTAATCCCAAGTCTTTTTGCGAGAGTGACTTGGCTGGCAGTTAGTTTCACTTTGCGAGAGCTTGATCCGGATTCACGTTGACCCGAACCAACAACTGTCGAAATCTTGCTTCTCTGAGTCGAAACAGGCTTGCCAGAGCCTTGTCCATCAGAGAAGTATTCAGGAAACCGTTGCCTCATTTCGGTATCGATTGCCTGAAAGTATTGCGGAGTATCTGGTTTAATGCCCTTTCTTTTAATCAGGTTCTCATGGACACCATAAGCTAGGGCTGTCATATCTGCATGGTCGGCATCACCAAACCACGGGTTATCTTCCGCCCAATCACTGGCACCCTCTGTCGGTTTAGGAACCGAAGGAACCTGACGTTGTACAGGCGCTTGAAATGGGCGTTGTTGCTGCCTGCTTGCATACTGGTTACTACGATAAGAATAATCGTTTCCGTATTGATTAGCGGCTCTTACATCAGCCGTAGCATTTAGCATTAACTCTTGAGCTTCAACTATCTTGGCAGTATCACCAGTTTCATAAGCTTGTGAATAAGCCGCTTTAGCGATAGCCAGATCGTTAGATGCGCGTGCTTGTATCTCAGCAACAAGACGGGCTTCACCCGTATTGATGGTCTGCTCATATTGCAGATTTCTTCCATGCAGGGTTTGTGCCACCCTGAAAGCTTCATCGCGTTCAGCTTTAATCGCATCACGCTCTCTTTCAACCTCACCCTGTTTCCATCGCATTTTCTTGATGCGCTTCTGAACTCCTTCACTATACTGCTGGAGTTCTTCATCATCATCAGAAGAAGAGGTTACTGCGGCATCGGGTTTCTTATAGTAAGATTTTGTCTCTTTCTCGGGAGCATCATCAGTTTCTATTTCAATATCAGGCTCTGCTGATTTATCCTCTTCACCGATGGTAGTCTCTATCCCGAAAAACTTATCCTCTCTGGATGTTTCTGGTAATTCAGTGGTTGTTGTATTCATAATTTTGCAATCCCTCTTGGATCGTCAACAACTGCTTCGACCTGATCATCATTACAGAGCCTGAACTCCTTCCCAAACACCATAAAGCGTGTGCCAGAATACGATCTCAACATGACGAAATCACCATCTTTACAATACGGCCCACTGGGAAACTTCTCCTTGTCCTTGTATGCGTCTGGCCCCATTGCCACCACAAACATTACAACCGATCCCACCTCTTCAATACGGATGGTATCTGCCGCTTTGGCTATTTTGCTGTCCCCGAATGTCTTCTCGATTTCGGGCAGCGTTACCAGTAACTTGTAACCAGTAGGTTTCGGCATCATGCTCGCAATTCGCGCGTCAGGCTCCGGAACCTTTGGTTTTTGTTTCGCTTTACTTATCTGTGCTACAGCCTGTTCAACACGACTCATAGTTTTTTCCTTATGCTAGGATAGCGTCCCAGAAGCGCTGCACCCCATTACGAGGCGTATTCACTCATCGGTATCCATCTGGATATCGAGATCAAGAAGATGTCTTTCTGCCCTTGCAAAACCGGTCACCTGTCCAACCATATTCTGATATTGGGAATAATCCTGACACCCTCCCTCTGACATGTTATTAGCAAGATCATCAAGATTCAACCTAATTCTTTTCTGTAACTCAGCAAGAACTGGATTAACTGCTAAATTCCTGTCATCTGTCATTACCCGTCCCCTTTGGTGGTTGTTTCATTTGGTGTTTGGCTACATCGGACTGTACCACTGTCTTTGCGGTATCCAGACCTACCCTGAATCCCTCCAGTAACTGCTTGGACTCATCGGCTTTGACCTGACGCTCCGCTGCCTTTGACTTGTCAAGAGCAGACAGGAGTATCTTGGCACCCTCGATTTTCCCAGTTTGTGCCAGTTTATCTCTCTCAAGATTAATCTTTTCTCTGGACTTTTGGAGTTCAGCATGGATTTTCTCCATGTCAGATTTAGCCTTATCCTTGGATGCCTGTTCCTTGATGTCCAATTCTTTCTGAGCCATCTGGATAATGGGGTCTTCCTGCTTCTTGGCATTTTCCTCAGCCATCTTACGTTGCTGGGCTTTTCCGGTAAGCTGCTCGGATGCCGGTGCAACAAGTCTGGATAAACGCAACTCGATATCTTCTGGAAGCGCCTCTCCTTCGGCTGGTAATGGAACACCCAATTCCTCTTCGATCTTGCGGCGATAAAGGAAAGCCAGATGTTCAGCCATATGGGCTGCTCCTGCAGCTTCAATACCCTTAATGTTTGGATGTTTCTGCATCATTTCCATCAGATCAGGGTTCTGCATAGCAGATTTATGAGCCACGATATGCGCCTCATGATCCTGATACATGAACGCTTTTACGGGCTTACCTGTGATTATTGCCTCATTCTCAGAAATAGGATCAGTTGGCTGCATGTCATCATCTGTCGGTATGATCTTACTTGCGTTAGGCACACCAAATACCTCGATTACCTGACGATGCAGTAAAGGAAGATCATATATCTCCGGTGCAGCAGCCGATAACTGTAAAACGGCTTGGTACATCATAATCCGCTGGGCCATCGTGCCTGCGTTTGGATCGCTTACAGGGATTACATCAATCCGATCATCAAAATCTTCAGCTATTGTGAACTCACCATCAGTATCGTATGGATATTTCTCTGGCCCGAAATCCTTGATGATATCCTGAAGTAACAGAAGTTCCTCACCCATAGCAGCATGGATTCTGGTCTGTACAGCGTTCAGTACTTTCATCTCACGTTCAAGGATAGCCAGCGTAGTCCCTACTGGCGCTTCCCCATTCATGTCAGCTACCTTCACATCAGCAGCAGAGGCAAACCTACGGCCCTCATTGACGATATCTGTCAGAAGTTGATACAGGACACCGGATGGTTCTTTATATGGAAGGAAAGCTATGTTGTCGCTGATTTTGCCGCCGGGTATATCCACATCACGGAACTCGCCGGGTTTAATCGGAGAGGAATCGCCTTTTATGCGTAAACCTTTTGCTTTCAACCCGCCGGGGAGATTCGCCAAAGTGCCAGCATCTATCAACTGGCGGAGGAGTGATGTCGCAGATTTCGACAAACCACCAATCATGTGTACTAAGCCGAATCCATAAAATCCCAGCGCAGGGAGATACTGATAATGGACGAAGTGTGTTCTCTTTACCCGCAAGGGATCGTCATTTTTCCAGTTCCGCCTAATTCCCAAAACATCCTTTGATGCCTTGTTAATGGTAATTACATACGGTAGTGCAACACCGTCAGGGTCTTCAAACCCCTTCAGGTCATAATCAACTACCATTTCAAGAAGAAC